TGTGGGGGGGAGGGGGGGGCTTTATCCGAAACTCTTAAGAAAGCGAGCTATAACATGGACAAATGGGAAGAGATCGCCGCTAAAAGGCTGCCGTGTATATGTGCCGGCGATGCTAGTCATTTCTCGATTTGCCCAGCATATTATCGCCTGGTTTTTGCTATTGCCCTCCGCCAAGCCGACGCAGAGGCCTACAAGCGGGGATTACAGCAAGCGGCAGGCGATATCCGCGGAAATCCTAGCATGGAACAAGCCGGGAAAGAGACGGGCAGGGGATGAGCGTTAAATCCCCCCACCGCTGCTGCTGGTGCCACGGCCCAACGGGCAACAAATCGGGGATTTGCGGCACGTGTTGGGATTTATCCGCCGTCCTGCGGGAGAATACAGACCGGGGAGCTCAGGCTTGGGCGGTCAGGAAGCGGGCAGAGATGGGTAAGGGGCCGAGTGAGGCAAAAAAATTGTCAGGACAAAAGCTGGCTGCCTCGAATTTTGCCGATTCTATCAACAAAAGTACCCCCTACACGGGCTTTTCAGGCAGTGGGTAAGGGGTAAGCAAGGGAGGAACAAGACAATGGCTTATGAGAGAATAGAGGAATTTAACTGCGTCTTCAAAAAATGCACAGCAAAAACGCGGCGTTGGTTTTATGATGGGTGGGCGATAACGGGACTGAATAACAGCCAAGTGATTGATATGAAAAACGATAAACCAAGAGAACCGTTCTTCGAGACAGATTTTGCGCGGCGGCTTCTTGAAGATGGCAAGTTGATAAACAAACAGATCAATAGCGCAGTTTTGGTTTGCCCGCAACATAGGGAAAACCTAAAAGCTGATGCCGATCGCTTACGAGCAGAGCATAGGAATCGTCATAAAAAACTAGCAGATGGCTGTCTCTTCTGCCAATGGGAAGCGAATAGAGGCGGAATGTAAAATGAGATTCCAGCGCCGGTCAAAATATAATGCGGTTAAGGTGGAGATCGACGGGTATATCTTCGATTCGAAACTAGAGGCGCGACGATTTGAAGAATTGAAACTTCTACGATCAGCCGGCGAGATTGAAAGCCTGGAAGTTCATCCCGAGTTTGGTATACCGCCTAAAGATCGACACCGTTTTGATCGTTGGGGCCACATTTGTAAGGTCGTGCTGGATTTTGGCTATTGGAGCCACGGCCGGCAATGTCAAGTGTATGAGGATGTCAAAGGCAAAGACAACGCGCTCAGCCGGCTCAAAAGAAAATTGGTTCAAGCGTTTTACGGGTTTGAGGTTGAAGTTGTGAAACCGTACGAAGATCGGTGGCTTAATCGGAAACGCATAGCACGTAACCGGCCAGCCCCCGAGCGGAAGGAGAATAAGGAGAACCATGAGCGAAGAAAACATTGAGCTGATCAAAGCGATGGCATTGATGAGCTGCTGAGCGAAGTACAAAGACTGGACGGCAAATCGACGTGACTATTATCGAACGGCTGGAACGCGCAAAGAATGCAGCGGGGGCAAGCTCGGATACTCGGCTTGCGATTGTCGATAAATCCGACCTTGCGGCGTTACTGGAATGCGTGAAAGCGGCAAACGAATGGCGCGATGGGCCAACCATCATGACCGACGAGACGGTCGCGCTAAATCAAGCGTTATGGGATCATTGGACAAAGGCGCGGAAGAAAGTGGGGCTGGGATGATTGACTCAAAAATCGGTGAATACTGGACAGCGATCCACGACGAAGACGATAGTATTTCGCATACCGGATTTGTTGCCGCATGTTGTGAAATAATTCACCAAGTCATCGAAGAACGAGCACACCTTAACAGCAATGGACCACATGGAATGCATCGTTTTCATAGCGACAGTTGCGATTGTATCGAACGCACCTTAACTCAGTTTGGGATTCCGTTTAAACAATGGAAGGAGCATGAGAAGGTGAACCCATGACCAATCCTATCCCCATAGAGATGCGACGGCTATATGTGGAGTGCCGGGACATACAGCCGCTTGCCGAACAATACAAAATCACCCCTCTCTGCGACGCGCTGCAAGAGATGACGGCGGGGGCGTTGGAGTGGAAATTTAAAAACTTTCATGCTTCAAGCGTACCAGGCGAGCAGTGCCTTTTCTGCGGATTACGGGGGGAAATCGATCCGGGGCATAAGCGGACTCCCGCCGACTGGCGCGCAGAGGCAGACAAACTGCTGAGAGATTTGGAGGTGGGTGAAGATGTCTAGCTATCATTGTCCATGTTGCGGCTTGTTCCATACGGAGGGAAAGGGGGAGATCGCCCGGTTACGCGCCGAGGTTGCCGGATTCCAATCTATCCGCGATCTCTTGGTTAAGTCCCTGGTTAAAGCAACAGGACGGATAAAAGAGGATGTTGATCTTGCCGCCATGGCTGCCGAGCTTGAGCGCGAACGAGACGAAGCCGAGGAAAATTTTCGCATCGCCAGCGCCGAGTGGAGCCACGCGCAACAACTGGTGATGAACCTCGAGCGCAGGCTTGCCGAGGCCCAGGCGGAGATTGCTAAACTGAAAACCATGAACGATACTCTGTGGCGTGCGCTGTCGCCAGAGAGGCGCCACGAGTTGAACCTCAAGGAGAACCCATGAAAAAATTTCTGATGGTTACTTTATTGTTTTTGGCTGCCTGCAATACGCCCCCAAAACGAAGCTCGGCCCAGGAAATTGAGGACGTAGGCGCTAGAACCCGGAACGCTTTTTATGATTTAGGTGCTCAATATGGAGCCCGGTGCGCACTAGAATATGCAACGAAATTATTGACGGGCAAAGCTGCAACGCCGATCCAGGATTGCATAAAAGCAAGCAAAAAACGCTATTGGGAGGAACACGGGCTGGAGGACGGCAAGCCATGACCGACGACGAATTTAAAGAGCTGGCACATAAAATCGAGGAAATATGGAAGATGGTCACGGCGCCTTATATCGTTTTAATCGCTGCCGTCATTCTTATGCTGTTCCTGTTTTTCTTCGGCTGCTCTCCTGCCGCAGCGGGTGGCTTTCTCGTAATTGAAAACAACCTTTTTGAGTGCTCGGTTGAGGGTTGTCCGACTATCACGTTCGCTGAACCTGGTGCAATTATCTATGGCAATGTTTTCGAGCACACCGCCGAGATACAGCCGGTCGGAGTTAGGAAATTGGTTCTTGTTGGCGTTCAAATATTATTGATAGTTTGCTTTATAGCGCTCTTGTTTTTAGGTGGGAAATATTCGATTCCGTGGTTTTCGAGTCCATGGTTGTGGATACTCATAATTCCGGCATGTTGCCTGCTGGCGATATGGATAATGGAGTTGATATCGCTTTTGCAGGTCAGTACTATTCCTTAGAGTGTTGCTGTCCGAAATGAATAAGTGAAACTTTTAGCCATTCCAGGTCCGAGGGCATATTGACAAACCATTAGATAGTTTATTAAACTTAACGCGCTACCAACACTGGTCGTCGTTCCGGAAGGAACGAACCGATCTTAGGGGGGGGTCATGTACAAGGGGTTTCCTAGTTTAGGCTAAGTTAGTCTTCTCATCTGGCCACCCCCTTCCCGCGTTTGGTTGCATGCCGGGTCTACTTCTTGAGGGTCGGCCCGGCAGCAACATCAATGCCCTGGATTATCGCCCCAGGGCGCGGCGGGTGACTGGTCCGCCTGGCGTCGCCTCGGCCCGGAGTGGGCCTAGGAAATTAAGCGGCGTCCTTTTCTTGCCCTGGAAGTTCTCCATCCCCGCCAATCTGATTGAGCTTGGCGAGAAGATCCGCTCTCTTGAATCGAATGTGCATGTTTCTGTTTCCGTAGCACTTGCACTCGAAATATTCATCCTCGAATTTATCACCCGCCGGCTTGTCTTTGAAGTATTCATTGAACCGCGTGTAGAAGTCATTCGGATACTTGACCACGCCTTTACCATCGAGCAAAGAGAAGACGTTGCCGAGCGCCCTAAACTTTGCGTCGTCGCGATAGTTGATATGAAACCCGCCGCCGTAATTGCGCTCCACGGCCCAGCCGACGATTGCTTTCTCGCCAACATAAAACTTGTGGTTAGTCTTGAGCGCGCCGGTTCCCCATTGGCTTTGTGGTCGTAGCCAGTCGAAAACCTCTTTAATCGATTCGCAGAGCAACGTATTGACGCGCCCGGCAAGGCCGCCCAATGTGTTCATGATGTTTTCCACGGTCAGCGCCGGCAGCTCGTTGTCTTCAATTTGTTTGTGCAATTCATTTTTGCGCCTTTCCGTCATGTAAGCGTTTAGCCCAGTCTGCGCGAGGATATAGCGCCAAGCGTTTTGAGTGATCATGACGTGAGCCGGTTCGACTTTCTCAAAGACGCTGTCCCCATAATGATTGCCATGCGGCACAATCTGATTATAGGAGCCGCTGCCGATACCGCCGAGGGCAGCATCAAGACGGGTTTTAGCTGTGGCGAGCAAGGCAAACGCTTGGCTGACTTCTAGTTTGGCCTGCTCGACGTTCTCGACGATTGCCGTTATGGTTTGGTGCTCTATGAGTTCGTTTTCTGTGTCCATGTTCTTTCCTCCTGCCCGGTGTCGCCGGGCTTTTTGGCTCACTGGAGAGCGATATGGCTAGTCAGTCGAATGATACGACTTTACGACCTAGGCCAATTCCAGATAACCCATTATCCCCTTCGGGATATGCGCGAACCGATGACCACGAACCGCGGTCAAGCGCGAAAATATGGGGACGGTCAATCGGATAACCCGTACCGTAATAAATGGTCAATTCGGGGTATGCCTCCGTGGCGAGGTGAATTTTTTCCTGAAATTTATTTGCCATGTTCCCCTCCGGTTGCGCACGCCTAGTCGTTGTCCTGCTCTGCCTTCATCTCGATCCGCAAAATCCAGGCGCTTAACGGACGCCCTGTGCGCGGCGACTAGCCGCAGCCGCTCCCCTCGGACGAGGAATCGCCCGTTGGGAGTCAATCCTGCTGGTCGTTGGCGCCTGTAATCCATTCGCTGCGGGCCGCGTACCGCCCGTTGCTCTCGGTCGCTCGGGTCGCACCGCACGCGCACGTAGATACGTGTATTACACCGCCATGCGGGCGACCATCACAATTTTCGTTTGCCGCCACACAACAATTCCATCCCCATGTTTTATCTAGTTTTTCGACAGCTCTGTGGATATGTCTGTTAGTTTTCACGTCTCCTCCTCGCCCCGGGTCAGCGGGGCTTTGGTCGCGCACGCCTATCTTTCCTCCTGCTCCTGCTCTTGTCCACCCTCGATCTCCCTGCGCAAGATCCGTACTATCTGCGCGTTGAGGGATCGGTCCTGGAGATCCGCCAGCGCGACTAGGGCGTCCCATACGTCGAGCGGCAGTCTCAGTGAGATTGTTTTGTGTTCGGTTTCAGTCATGGTTGCACCGTGACAGAGATATTGATCGGTGTCCCGCTGTACGGGATAGCCGCCATGGCCAGCTGGTGCGCCGCTCGCTTCGCCGCTTGCTCCGAGGCAGCCGCTATTAGCTGTTCCCATTTTTCCCCGCAGATGAAAACGACGGTCGCGTTCCAGGTTTTCATGTTTTTTGCCTCCCTGCTACCGAAGTGATGCCAGAATGATGCCAAATCAATCTTTTCAAGGAATCAAGGCGCTACCGCCCGAATATCTTCCGATTTCTTAGAATCGCCCGAACGGGCAGAGATGCGAAAGTGGCGATATGATTGAGGATTTCTCACTTCGGGCATTTCAGTTCTAGGAACGGGCAGAAATGACATGTGTCGATTTGTGACGCAGGTGTGCATGATGTATGCAGGGTCTCAGCGATGCCCGAAATTGCGTGCATGATGTATGCACGGAGTAGCGGTGGTGCGCATATTGTGCACGGAAGAGGCAAGATTGACCGGCAATCGAGGCTCTTATAGGTCTATGATTGTTGCATTTTGCAACAGTGGGTAAATACGCTGCTCTATAAGCGGAATGAAAATAATTGTGCCCGGCTCTTGACAGGTTCTCCAAAATGCTCTCTTAAGGGGATAAGAGGGGATTAGGATATCCGTCAACGTCCGCGTTGACACCTTGAGAGATAGCCATCGCAATCAATCCTGATTGCGATGGCGTAGGCTAGCCTAGCGACGATTGAGCGATGCTCATGGGATCTACTGTAGATGCAATTGACCTGGGCTCAACCTGCTGCTCTTGTCAAGTACCCGCCAACCGCGGTAATATAGTTGCATGGTAGTTAGCCGAGAAGATTATGTGCCGGGATGCCCAGTGTTTTTCAAGCCTGGGGAGATTGCGGCAAGGTTGGGAGTGCGATTAGAAACGGTCTACAAGTGGATGACATCGGGTCAACTAGGGTATCGATTATGGTATAGAGGCAAGCTGCAAAGGACCATACGCATAGTTGATTCAGATGCCCTAGCCGTGTTTATAGACAGCTATTTCCCTAAATATGAGGCTGGAAGCAACTCGATCCACGTCAAAATGTATGATCAGTACTTGGCGTCACGAAGGAAAGGACAGCAAGCTGCTCTAGCGGTCAAGTTAGCGAAGAAAGCGGCACAGATGGGCAAGGCAGCTTAGAGCCGCCTCATGGCGCTTCATTTTTCATTCCCTCTCATCCCCTCGTGGTTCAACATTAACATGCCCTCGAAATTGAGTAGTATCCAAGTCCAAGCCACGCAGCGCCGGCGCCAGTTCCGCTCTCCCATCACACCATTCTAGTCGTTCTACTCTCTCAACCGTTGTCACATAGTCACATAAACGCTGTCCATAATCGCTAGTGTAGGAAATACCGGCTGAATAGCTCAACGTTATAGCATAGTTGCAAAACGATGTCTGATAAGGCGTCTTCGGTTAACTCGGCACATAACTTGACGTGCAAGTTAGTGAGTTAACTAGCTATTTACTAATCTATCAACAGAAATAGCGTGGATTATGCGGTGTGCAGCGCAGCTCAATATGGCTGCGTGTTGGTGGAGCTTTGGCCGGCGTGTCGTGGGCTGTATTCAGGCCTGGGATAGGCTATCGCGGAGGGGGTACGGCATTTAAAGATTGGGTTTTTGCTTCCATTACCATCGCTTGGACCCCACAATCAAAAATTACCCAAAAATTTTCCAAAAGTTTTCCACAGAAAATTCCTCAAGCTCCTTATCGTTTCCAGAGATGTTCTCTGTCGGGGTCGATATAAACCCGAGTGTTGCCCGGTTCGTGATGGGAAACAATGTAATTGCCGCTGATGGGGTCTTGATGACATTTCCAGGCACCCCAAGCCGATCCTATCTGTGAGGATAAAAAAGCTTGGCTATAAGTACGATAAATAGTCGGCCACCCACAGGGGAATTCATCCTGAAAGATTTCACGAGCGATTTCTACCCGTTCACCTACTTTCATGTGCCTGCATAGTTCTCGAATCATCTGAGTCCTCCTTTTTATTCATTTCACGCGCCGTTCTTTTTCCCTTCCTTTACGATCAACCTTAATATCCTCAGTATTCAGCAAGACCAATCTAAGGATTTCAATAGCATCTCTAAGAACTTCAGCATCAACCCCTCGATTAAATAGTCTAACCACATGCCAACCTGCAACCTTTATCAGCTCATCCTCAACTTGATCCATCTTGCGCCTCCTTCCCGGTTTCTTCCTTTCCTTGCTTTCTTCCAATCACCTCCGCGCACCACAGGCAGACTTGATACACCCGTTCATAGGCGCTCAGTCTGGAGCCGCAGAGGTTGCAGTAGGAGGGTGGGCAGGTGAAGGTCATGGTTCAACCACCACTAGTTCCCAAGTTTCGATGAATTCATTTTCGATAATTAGTATTCCATGAAATGTGGGTTCGTCTTGCCAGCTTCGCATTCCATTTTCGCGCAGAAATTCCGTTTCGCTTTTGAGGCCTCTGAAGGTGTCCGGGTGCATCAACAGACGCATTAAGGGCGCATTAGGGCTGACTTGTAGATATTTCTGCCTTGTGAGCGAACACTTTTTACTGATTGCTTCGCTTAAAGTTTTTGAATTCATGGTTTCCAGCTTTCCAGCGGGATGGCGAAACTTCTCAACACTTCAACATGCAATTCCTCCGTAGTCCCGCACCAGTGCTCGCTGAGACCGGACTTGCGCTCCTCGACAAGCTTGCGGATCGAGTCTAAAATATCTTCACGCCGTGCTGGGGCGTATTCTTGTTTGACTTGTGTCTGTTCTCGCCACAATTCCCCGATTTCTTTGTCAGTCATATCCTATTTCTACACCTTCGTATACGATTTGGCAAATAGTTTTCCTTGCAAACCTGGGCAAAACCGTCTAAAAGGGAATATATAAACTAGCGTTCTATTTGGGGGCACGACGTATGTGTATGTCAGATCGGCAATTATTTTTGCCCAATATCTTTTTGCCCATTCTTTTCTTTTTTCGGGGTGAAGATGGACATATGTTTTGGCGTACTCTCGGCGTTGTTTAAGGTGTTCATTTGAGTTCGTTTGCCCAGATGACTTCTCGCGTCCAATCTCTCGTTGGATCGCATGCTTTAGCTATAACCGCCATTGTCGGCGGGTTTGTCAACAGCCGACACCGCGACTTACTTGAAAGCTACGACTGGTCCAGACGTAAAAACGACATTCTAATTGCCACAGAGGTCGATAAGACCGCTGGCACCATCGATGTCACCAACGCCAGCGCCGCAGTGGTTGGCACCACGACGGCTTTTGCCTCGACCGATGTCAACCGGTCTCTCAAGATCGGCAGCAACACAGATTCAATCTGGACCGTAAATACCTTCACGGACACTACCCATATCAGTCTCGGTGATGCCAACGGGACGGCGGTTGTTTTTCCCGGCACTACGGCTACCGGGCAGACCTACACGATGTTCACGCAGCGCTATTCACTAGGGACCGCCATCGAGCAAATCATCAGCGTCAAATACAAGCGCCCTCTTACCGAGACATCGGAAGAGTTTTTGGACAGGCTTGATCCATCGCGTACCGCCACCGGAGATCCTAAATACTTCGCCCGAGCCTCGCGCGATCTGAGCAGCACGAATGATCTGGTGAGGATTGAAATTTATCCTCGACCCACATCGGCCGTAGTCATCAACGTCAAGATCCAAAAAGCTCATACCGACCTGACCTCGACGCAGAACCCCATTGTGCCCAGCGGGCCTTTGCAGTGGTACGCCGCGATCGACACCTGTTTTTACCTTGCCGCCAAAACGAAGGACGAAATATGGCTGGCACTTGCCGCCAAATACGAGAGCCAAGCCGCCAGAGCGTTGGAATTCGAGTTGGCCCAGGACGCGCGCAAGGAAGGCGTGATCCAAACCGTCCAGGATGTTGTTGGCGGCGTTCCACTTGGAAATACCGATTGGGCTTTGGACCACGACGTTTGAGGTAATTCACTATGAGCCTCCCTACTACCATTGATACCAGCGCCCCCACAGGATCTACATCCCCCGGTCTCGGCGACAACGAAATAGTCGCCCTGAAAAACGCCCTGCTCGATCTCTTCGGCTTAGGCGCATCCCCGGCGACGATCACGGGCGCGTTGTTCAGCGTGACCACGGGCGGCGCGATTACGGTCTCTCAGACGCCCTTCACGGTCAAGCGTCTCGTCGGCACTCAGGGAACGATCACCGACGTTGCGGCGGTTGTCGATCTGACAACGACCTGGAACGATGCCGCCGATACGTTCACCGCCATCAAACTCGATGTCACCGATACCGCATCGGCGGCAGCCTCTAAGCTGCTTGAGTTGTTCGTTGGCGGTGTGTCGAAGTTCGCCCTGACTAAGGCCGGCGCGCTTACCTTGGCTGGATCATTGACCGGACCAGCCAGCGTCTCACTCACGGGCTACAACATCGCCGTGCCGGTCAAGATTTGGATTCCAGCCGCTGGCGCCAACGGGACTTCGGCATCGGCAATCTATGATCTACCCGAAGCCAACGCTCCCGTTGCTACGGCCTACGGCACTTCACCGAACAAGTTCGGCGCCTTGGATTTTGCCGATGGGGCGACTGCGCTTACCGCTCAGTTCAATCTAATGCTGCCCTCCGACTGGACGGCGACCGGCGGCATTGATATCAAGTTTGTTTTTTTCTCGGCAACCGCTGACGCCACAAAGAATATCGTGTTGACCTGCGCGACCAAGAGCATAGCGGATACGGAGGACGTTTTAGCCCCTACTTTTAACACGGCGGATTCGGTTACGGTAGCCAACCTCGCCACAGCGAACACGCGCAATAGCGCGACTATTACCGGCGTCGCTACGACCGGGATGGCCGCTGGGGAACTTGCGACTTTCAGGGTGGCCCGCAATCTTGCCGATGCGGCTGACACATTGGCGGCTACCATGATGCTTATCGGCTGCGAGGTCACGTATCGCCGCCTGATTGCCATCTAGGAGCATCGTTTTACAATGGGATTCCCCCAAGTAATAGATGGGCCTCAATCGCAAGAAACCGCCGATACAACATCTCATACAATTGCATTGGGGCATCTAGTCGTCGGCGATCTACGTTTCTCTGGTCCTGGAATAATTTTGTTTAGCTGTGATTTTGATCCTGGATCTGTGTCTATATCGGCTGGGGTTTCTCTTGGTTCAATTGCGGGCGCTAGTTCCCATCTCGAAGTTTTTTATCTTGCCGATGGCGTCGGTGGGCCAAATCCGGCAGTTGTCGTAACTACTGGAAACGCGCAAAAATCTGCGTCTCAATCGTTCGAATTTACCGGGACTAATAAATTAGTCCAGCCGCAGTTAGATTTTGCGACCGGCACAGACACGGCGGCAGACCCGCCATCGCTTGTTCCAACCTGGGGTACTCAACAGATTCTATGGATTATCGCTGCCGCCAGCGATGCCAACGTGATATTCAGCGCCGATCCGGCCAACTATACCGATCCGATCGAAAACGATTCCGGGGGGACTACGACGGGAACAAAAGTGCGTACTTTACGGCGTGAGTTAGTTGCATTGAGCGAAGACCCTGCTGCATTCACAAATACAAGCCGTCAATGGAATACGGTTACGATTGCGGTGGCGCCGCAATTCGGCGGTTTCGGTCGCAGGCCGTTTCGTGGAGGTCCATAATTATTCGGTTTTGAAATAACAAGGAACAACGACAATAGCTGGCTTCTTTACGGTTGCTGCGACTTCTTCGCAGCTCGTAACCGGCTCACAGGCAAGACACGGATGAATGTCGAGAGTCAACTTTAAGAACGGCCCAATCTCAAGAAGATCGCCGCCTTTGCCTGAAGCAATGACGAACCACCAGAACAGAACGATAGCAAGTTTTTTCATGGTTCACCTCCGACGTATACGTATACGTTATAGCTAGACTGATTGCAAATGGAATTCCCCTTTGACGTGCCATTTCTCGGAGAGCGCAAGGATCTTACGGACAGAGAATTGCCGATAGGCAGTTTGCGCTTGTGCTCCAATATGATGCGCTCCGAGAAAGGCCGCCTTACTATTCGTCCCGGTCACGTCTTGCTGACTTCAACCAATCCGACTGATCGTGTCATGGGCATTGGGGGATTTTCCACCGCTGCTGGGGTGAACAAGCAAGTTGCGTCTACACTGACGAAGGTTTGGCAGTACGCCAGCTCTATTTGGAACGATATTACGGGCACGGCTTTGAGCGGTGGCAGCACCGACCATATCCGATCCGCCGTCATGGCATTATCCGGGGTTTATAATGTGATCCTGATGAACGGTGTCAATCCGCCTAAGAGTTGGGACGGAGCGGCGGCGACATGCTCTGCTCTCGGCGGCTCGCCGGGAACTTTTATTGACGGTATGGTGCTCGCCAATCGTTTACTGGGACTCGTGGCTCCCGAGACCGTATGGACTAGCGATTTCAATAATCCGGCTGTGTGGCCGACCGGCGCCGGCTTTCGCGTGCACCTCGTCGATTCCGGCGATCTGATGATCGGCATGGGAAGGTTGACGCGGATGTCGGGTGCTATCCTTGGAGAAGAAAGCCAATGGGTGGCACGGGCGCAAAACGGCAGTAGCCCATTTCGGTATGAGCAGATATCCAACAGACCCGGCCCGTTGTCATCTGCCTGTATCATCAGTGCAGGTGAATCGAAACTCTACTGGCTGGCAAAAGACTACAATGTTTATCTGTTTGATGGCGTGCAATGCGTACCTATCGGCTGGGCCATGAAACCCTTTGTAAAAGACACCATCGACCCCAGCAACGAGAAAATGGCGCATGGCGAATTTATCGACGAACTGAATAAGATCGTCTGGCTGTTCCCCGATCAAATTAGCGCCGCTCTGGGGCCGAACCGTGGTATCTTTTTGGATGTCAGGACAGGTGAGATGGGTAGGCTTTATTATCCGAGTCCGATCACGGCTATGGGCCGTATCAAGACAACCTACGGAATCACCTGGGGCGATTTGGCAAGTTTCACTTGGGATAATCTAGCCGCCACATACCCGACCTGGGACAGTTTTGGCTTGCTCTCGGCTCAACGTAAAGTTGCCTTGGGCAACGCGGCCGGTCAAGTCTTCTTGATGGGCGATGGTGATGGTTCAGATAACGGATCGCCGATCGAATGGGGCTTTGAGTTGCCCTTACGCAGTTGGGCCGGCTGGGCCTCCAACTTTGTGCCTTCGACTTTTGAAACTTTCTTTAAGCAGACGGCCAATAGTACTACCCTTAACACGTCACTTGGCTATTCAGATACATTGATGAGTGACCCCGCATATGCGGTGATGGCTACCGTTGACTTAGCCACGGATCAGCGCAATGATCTTGATGTATCAAGCCTAGGCGAAAAACGATTTGTCAGCCTGAAGCACTACGGTTCCGCGTCGCGAGGGCAGATAGAATGGAATGGTGGCATGTTCCGCGGCGAAGAGGCCAAGATAGCAAGCGGGCCTACGGGAGGATAGAGTGCCGGAGCAGGGCGGAATTGACAGACAGATAATCCTTCCCGAATTCAGGCGCCGGGAGTTTCGTCCCTTGCAGCGCGGACGCGAGATGGAAGGCATCGCGAACCTGCACAAGGCGCAGGATGATCACGAACGCTATCACGAACAGGAGCGCACTGCGATTGCGGCCGGCCATGACGATCTCGCACGTAGACTCAATGAGCTGTGCGAGTTCCACCAGTTTTCATTCTATGCTGATAATGTAGCCGCTTCGCAAACCGATGTCGCCCTACTGGGCCCGCCCTCGACGCGGGGCTACGTGGCTGGCGAGGATGGATCGATTTGCACGATCGCAATACGGTGTAACGACGCGCGCACGGCGGGGAGTTTTACGGTGACGCCTCGCGTAAACGGCGTGAAGGCCGCTTTTTCGCTAACCATCGACGCCACGAATACGACGGTCAATTACGACCGGCAAAATCAGGGCATCGATACGTTTGTTGCCGGAGATTTGATCGATTGCGTAATTTCCAGTACGAGCGCATGGCTCCCGGTCACAGCGGATATCGACGTTTCAGTTGGCGTTGTACTTTTTGCCGGGGTAAGATAAAATCCATGAAACGGGCATTAAGAAGACATCAAGCTACCGTTCATATGCTTAGACGACTGAAAAGTTGTTCATGCGAGAGATGTCGGGAATTTCTAGCTGATCCAAGGCGGCGTGCTAGATTCAAAGAGCAACCGCAAGTTTGTAGCTGTGCGGGTTGCGGCAATCAACGCAAGTACGACGGCCCGACTATTCAAGAATTGAGAATGTCGCAGTAAGATTTCGAGGACTCAAGAAATGCCGCAAATTGAAAGTAGAGATTGAACAACCCGTACCGACCGTTGAGTTCAGATTCAATGGCCATCCCGTTCCCATCGAAACCCCGGCTCCAAGCGCTTACACGATTATTCGCTTAGTTCCAACCGATCCCACGCACCGCGATCTTTTCCCAAAGGTCGTTGATCGTGCCATCGGGTTCATCGATCGCTTAACTTCAAACACCGACAAAATCTGGCTCGGCAATCTTCTATATTCGAATTTCTATCAAGCCACGAATCTTGTCCAGGTACTCGTCGCGCTCGATGGCGACAATAAGATAGTTGCCCATTCCGTCGCTTACATCGAGTCCCGTCCGAGATTAGGAAATGTGGTCATCCTGGGTCAAATTGAAAAGGATGAGGGCGGGCCCGACATAATTAAGCTAGGCTTCGAATTGATCAAAGCCTGGAGTTTGTCGCTTGGGATTAAAATTATCCTCAATGAATCGGATTGTCGGGCAAAGGCGAGACTGTGGAGCCGGCATGGTTGGTATGAATACCGGATCACGTCGCGCTTCGACATAGAGTGAGGTTCGGATGACAAAAATTCATCGTCGTATCGTCATTGAGATAGAATCCGATCGCGTCATCGAGAAAGATTCTTATGAACACGATGGTCCTATTTCTCTGTGCAAGGGCGGTGGCGGCGGATCAAGCACAACACAGGCAAGTATTCCAAAGGAATTGAGACCGCTCTATACGCAAACCGCCGAAGGAATCATGAATCTGCAACCTCAGATCATGGGTCAGTTCGATCAATTCTTTGGCAATCAGACTCAACAAATTCCCGGTCTCACTCAAGGCCAGCAGGACATCGGCGCCTTTCAGCGTATGCGAGCCTTCGATCCCAACATACTCAACACGTCCGAACAGGCCGCCCAACGTCAACTCTTGGATCTCATAAACGCTCCGGTCGGTTCAGCTCCTGGTACGATTGCCGCTATGGCGGCGGCCCGCGATCCCGCGCTCAACGATTTGGCTATGGCAGGACTAGGCAATTCGGATGCCGTAGGAACGAGCCTCATCGGGGCTTACGCGCCCTTTCTCCTCCAAGAACAACAACTCCGTGCTCAGGCAATACCGCAACTCCAGAACTTGGGCGCTACCGAAGCCAACCGTCAATCTCAATTTTTGAATGAGTTTGGGATGACCGAAGAGAAGGGCAGGGCAATTGAGGAAGCCCGCGGTCAGGCCACACTTGCGGACTTGCTGCGCAGGCAGGGATTGGGCAGCGAATTTACAACTGGAATACTTTCCGGTATGCCCTCGATAACCGGTTCGACAACGACATCGAAGCAATCGGGGAAATAAATGGACTTTGGCATAGGTGAAGCCGCCCTACTTGGCGCGGCCCTTGGTGGCGGGATTGGTGGTGCTACCGGCGGCGGCAAGGGCGCATTGATGGGGGCCGGAATGGGCGGGCTTACTGGTGGCCTTGGAGGCGCTGCTGGCGGTTTAGGTGCCGGAACGATTGGCAGTAGTCTTGGCATTGGCGCAGCAGGGAGCGGGAGTGCCGGATCAGTAATCGGGCCACTCCTAGAGAACGGTGCATTTCTTTCCAGCGAAGCCGGATTAGGTGCTTTAACCGGTCCTTTGATGTCGAGCGGCGCTTTTTTATCAAGTAGTGCTCCAGGTGCGGTCGGCGGTGGGCTTACGGGCGCAGGACTGCTTAAAGGAATTGATACGGGCACAAAGGCGCTTGGAACCGCTACGACACTGAATTCACTTCTTGGCGGCGACGATAGACCGAAAGTGACTCCTCCTCCACCAAACGCCTTTGCGGCTTCTCCAGGCATGAATACGCAACGTGGCACGGCGAATCCTGCGATCTTTTTAGTATCTTCCGCTAAAACTCCATCGCCAGGCACGGTAGCGGGAACTACTCCGATGGCCCCGCCGGTGATGGGCGGTGGCCCAATGACACCGGAACAGATTGCTTTGCTTCGAAAATATTTCGGTATTGGATAGTGAGATAGGTATAGTTATGGCAAAGCGCTATAGAAAATTCTGTGATCGCCGTTGGCATGTTCTTTCTCTTAGGATGCCAGAGATCGTTAAGATGAGACTATCTGATGAGCAAAAAGTTTCATGTCTTTGCGGCGGAGTAAAATATAAGGTCGCAAAGTTAAAAAAATTTCATGGAGCTGAGAAATGGCTTAAGGCATAACGATGGGTCTATTCGATTTTCTTTTTACTGATTCGAGCATGGGTGGTATGAACGGAATGAGTAGTTCTTTAATGCCGCAACCAAGCACGGCAGAGATTCTGTTCAAACTCGCTTCGCTCTTGGGTCCATTGGCGCCGTTCATCGGTGGCACACGGACACCGCTGGGGCGTACTCTTGGCGCCAGCTCTGCCCTTGCCGGTGGTGTCGGCAATGTGTTTTCCGATTTACTTGAAGCCCAGAGAAAAGACCCGATGGCCATGCAGCTTGCGTTGAACAAAAAGATCGCTCAAGCCGCGCAAGGTATTACGGTGCCAGTGCCGGGAACGCCGGAACAGAACGTACCGCTGAGACCTATTGCGGCCGAGGATTTTGGCGCGCAAGAGGAAGGCACTCAGCCGCCTACATTGACAATACCTGCGACACCGGGAACGACTAGGCGAGCCGAAAATCCCGCTGAACTACTTGCTAACGCTCGTAGCCCTGAAGAAGCCGCCTTGCTCATGCTTGGCAAACCGGAATGGCTTGTCAATGAGCCGAAATATGCCGTTTCCGGGAATCGCGTAATACAAACTAATGCTCCTGGCGGACCACGAATCACATCCACTCTACCTGAAACGCCATTGCAAACGGCTCAGCTTGAGGAAACAAAGGCTCAAACTAAAGAACGATTAGCAAAGGTTGCTGAACAGGAGAGAAAGACTGCTCAACAGGCTGCGATGGCGACGTATCTGAGCAAACAGTTGCAGGTGGGAGTCGCCAACGGATCGGTTCGAGAGGAATCGGCGGTTATGGCGCTGGCGGAAGTTGGTAAGGGGAAATATACTGCTGCAATGAAACTCATCTCGCCGGCTGTTCCGGTTCCACTATGGGATGCCGCAATGTCGGGTAAGCCGCTTACTCAAGATCAAAAGAAATCTCTTAACAACCTAGACGATCCTGATCGTAACAAGGTCATTGATGTCTGGCAGTCTGCACGGCACGCCAATCAATCCGCAACGGTAACGGCAGAAGGCAATAGGATAGCGGCGGAACGCAACAAGCTTACGGTTCTCCCCGGAGTCTTTGCCAATAAAACGACCGGCGAAGTGATGCAGATCACCAAAGGGGACCATGAGGCGAACCCAAAGAATTACAAACGCATCTCGGCTCAAGAGGCGATGACCGTTGATTTACTCAGGACTTCATTCCCCATGATGGATCGCATGACGGAACTAGTTCCGAAGGTCTTGGCCAAATATCCAAGCCAGCAACTTGGAACATTGATGAAAAATTATGCGGTAGGGAAGTATGGGTCCGATCCAGACTTGCAGGAACTTTCATCTTTGGGTGCCTCACTGTCGATCGAGCAGGCCCGCGCGTTGTCAGGTTCGAGTCGGGTTTTAGGGTCGATCTTTGCTGAAGTCAAAGGCCAGATTGTCCCGGGAATAAGGGTTACTGCCGACACCGCCATTCGCCAGCTCAAGGTTGGCCGTAGGGAAATGGAAAACCGAGTCAATTCGATTACTGGCGGAGAAATTAAACCGTTCGAATCTTTGGGTGCGCCGCCCAGGACTCCCGGTGCGCCTCAACAGTCCCCATCTGTTCAACAATGGCGTCGTAACCCGCAAACTGGCCAACCCGAACCAGTACCATGAAACAAATCGCCCTGGATGGCGTTATACATGAATTTCCCGATGATTTTTCCGATCGGGAGATCCAGGCGGCGTTAGCGCAAGTTCCGCCTCAGCAATCTAGCGCATCCCCAGGATTCCTCGCTCAAATTGGCGATAGTTTAGCTAAAGCTATCGGTACGACAACTACGGAATTCACAAGCGGCATGTCCGATGTTTTCGATCCTTACGGTCCCGATAAACCCGGCAATCTCATACCTCCCAGTAAAGGCGGGCCGATTTTACCACCGCAAGTGACGGGGCTTATGCGCGCGGCTTTTTCTCCTATTACTGGATTTGTTTATAACCCCATTAAGGAAAGCGGAATAGCCGGCGAGATAATGGTGCCCTTCTTACCGCCTTTCTTGCGAGGCGGAAAAACAGAGGAAGCCGTAAGACAAGTGGCGAATGAAATTGCCGCATTGGGTGGAGCTATGGTTGTGCCTGATCCCATTTCCGCATTGCGCGGTATGGGCAGTAAGGCCATCTCGAAGCTCGCGCGAAAAGAGGGAACACGAGGGCTTATTGCCTCAGAACAAGCCGCAAGGGAAGCTGCTGTTCAGGACATAGCATCGAAACTTGATACGACTCAGGGGGCGGCTCAGAATGTAGCCGGGCAGGCGAATACTGCCTTGCAAAAATTAGAATCGAGTCAAGCCGACGTGTTAAGGGCTAAGGAATTACTAAGGCAACAACGGAGATCGCCTATTCCCTCACCGCCTCCTATCGTTGAGCCGCAGACGGCGATAGCAACCGCAAAGCTGGAACATTTTCCTCTCAGAGTCGCGCCGACGGAGAGCAGTTTGGTTGAGGCCGGCCAACGTTTTATTGGGACTCAGGCAACGTCAGAAATTGCCGGTACACCTGGATTGTTCCGTACTGCTGCCAAGGGCGTCAAAAGCGCGCTATCGGAACGCTTAACTAAGATCATGCCTCCTGGCTTAATGACTACAACTGTAGACCCGATTATGGAAGCGGCGCAGAAACTCATGCCTGGACGAACCGTATCGGGACTTCAAACCCGACCGCAAAACATCGCTTCCGAGATCGACGACATTATCAGTTCTAAAATGGGCCAATTGGATAAGGGCGAAGCGATCGCTCTGGCTACGAATAAGGCCTTACTAGACATTCCATTCGATCAGAGACGAACCGCGTCGATTAACGATCTGCTCGATACTACCAAAGCCGCTGTTACCGGAAGGGTCTTTATTGAGAAGGGTCTTGGAGCGCCGGAAGGAGCCGGATTGCCGGCATTAGCGAATATTCACGGCGATCGAGTGTTACTCCGATCAATGAAGCGGGCTGCTGAAAAAGCAGGTGCATCCTTAATCAGAAATCAATTGCAAGTTTTGGAGGATGGTTACACTAAGGCTATCAATCAAAGCCTCGGCGAAGAAGGAGCAAAACAACTAGCCGGGTGGGATAAGGATTACGGATATGCGGTGCGAAATCTTTTTGGTTTCGATTCGCTGCCTTATAAACTGTCTGGCAAGAAAGCTGAAGACTTTGCTGCGTCATTGTTCAAGACAAGCGGCGAAGGTCAGATTGAACGAGTCCAAAAGACAATGGAACTTCTTGGCCCGCAACAAAAGTCACAGATGGGCGAGACGTTTCTTCAGGTGGTTAGCAAGAAATCTCAAACGCCGGAAATGCCATTTGATCCAATTGCTTGGGGAAAAGAATACCTCTCGTATAAAAATGGCGTCAAACGGCAAGTGCTTAGCCCACAGCATAAAGCCGATCTCGATGAAATCGCGCGGACATTTGTTCAGACCCCCTTGAGAGAACAGCAAGCTGCCATTGCGAGAGAAGCGCAGATTGCGGCACGAATTGAACGAATCAAGCAATCGAGCCAGGCAGTTCAAGATATTACGACTTTAGCTCAGAGGGCAAAATCTCAGAGTGCGAATTTAGAACAACAGCTTTCCGAATTGCAATCTTATGGTGGTGAGTTAGGACAGGAGATATCCCAACTAGGAAAACCTTCTATTGTTGAAAAGCAAGCCCTGGAGCACTTGAAGGGTCTTGAAAAACCCGGAGCTTTCCGAAAGTTTCTGAGCTCGACTGGAACTTATGGACAGCATCGATTGATGTGGGGCATGGGTGCTCTTGGTGTTGGCTATGGTTCTGGACACACGATTGAAGCCGGAGTTATGATTTTAGGGGCAGAAGGTTTATCCGCCCTTCTTGCCAATGATCGCGGTGCCAGACTCGTAAGATTGCTTTCTAAGGAAAGACCTGGAACTGAAAACGCGATGCGCCTTGGTGCTGCCGCCACTCAATTATTGAGACAATTACCCGGCGGGACTACTCCCGCCGATCAACAGACGCCTTGAAACAGTCCAGATAGCGCTTGATTCTTTTGGTCTAATCGTATACATTCGTTTACGTGAAGCCAAAGCAGAAGGTAAAACAGTCTTTATCGACGGCACCGGGCGAAGAGACCTCGATAAATGCTACTTGTTGTTCACATGAACACTGGGAAGTCTTTGCAGACGATACAATAGGATTTGGGCATTGTCACGATTGCAATCGTAGTATTCCATTGTGCGAGTTGTTCAATGCTTTAAAGACGCGGATGCAAGGTGGAATCAAATTATCCTGAAAATGCTGCCCCTCTGTGTTTTGGGATGAAAGTTTGAAAGTTTGGTTCCCGTGAAGCTAAAGAAGGGGGTTTAGATTCAAATGATACGAATATCCAAAAAGTATAATCAGCCCTTTTTTGTTGAGGAAACACCAGATGATCAAGTTGTGGGGAAAGATGATTTTAATCTGGGTTACAAGCGTCAAATATCATCGGTATTCAACCTAAAAGAGATGATCTATATTTTGAAACGCCATTATGGCGATCAATTGCCGGAAAGTGGTCGTGCGGGGATTGACAATCAGCCTATAGGGAGTGATTGATGTTCGGTTATGACGAAAATTCATGGGCACCTTTTTTAATAGTCATAGGAGTCGCGTTAGTTCTGATGATTGCCGATGAAATTTTAGCGATGGTTATTCACAATATGCAGATTGATCAAGAGAATCAAAAAGTAATGCGGGAAAACTTAGGTATGGGTCCAAGGTTGAAATTGTAAATCTCGATTTCCCCCCTGGATAAAATAAATCGTGAAGCCGAAAGAAGTTCTTAGCCTGAGACTCGACCCCATCACGAAACGACGCTTGAAGCTCATGGCGAAGTCCCAAAATAAGACGCTTTCTGATCTTTGCCAGAGCCTATTGAAAATCGTCGCTGAAGCGGAAAAGCCGGAGTCGGAAAAATAAGGGCACATTGTGGCTAAATTTAAGATTTTTATAAGGCCACTTCCTTCTTATAACCCAGACGTTGAAATCATAGAAGCTGATAGTATTGTTTTCCCTAATGGTGCAATAGCTTTTTATGGTCCACAGACTTCATTAGGGGAAACCGGTCTTATTAAGGCTTTCGCTGCCGGTTACTGGAAAACGGTAACGAGAATCTCGGAGTCGGAAAAATAGGGCCGAGCCAATGAAAGACGAAAAATGGGCAACCGACATTCCGACGATTGATTTCACGCCCACAGAGGTTGTCTCACTGAGCTATGATCTCAAATTTGATCTACTCGAACGTCTCATCGGTCTTGCGCACAAACCGCACAACAGTTGTGAAGACGCTTGGTATAGCTGTCCCAAGTCGCCCGAAGGCTGTAACAATGATGCCTTTGAAGACGGCCTTTGTAACTGTGGTGCCGATGATCACAACAATCTCGTGGATCAGATCGCGGAAGAACTGAGGAAGTTGTTGGAATGAAGAAGTTAGAAATCAAGATATGGAATGCTGCGTTGGAAAAAGCAGCAAAAATGATCCAGGCTCATCGCGTAATAGAAGGAGAGCGGGAAGAGATTCGAGAAACAGTGGATGAGGTAAAGGCGCAGTTTATACAGGTCATTCTAGCACTGAGGAAATGACTAAAGCGCAGTGAAGGAGAAAACATGGACAATCGCCCTTATGGATTTGTACAAGATGCTTCTGTTAGGCTGCACGGCAGAATGGTTGATTCTCACCATTTCAAACTGGATTGCGGATTCGAGATTCCGCTAGGGCAAATGGAGTGGTTGTCAAAAATGTTTGGTCGGACATCTCCGCTCAGACTAAATGATGAGGTGTCGTTTACGATCAAATATTTAGATGTTACCAGTCACGTTCATCGTTATAAATGCGAATGTGGGCAGGCACAATAATTAGGCGTTGAAACCAAGGAGGACTTATGGACGTTAATTTCAAGTTTAAAATCAGTCAGATCGTAACGACGAAGGAATCGTATTTCGTTCATCAGGCGATAGAGGCAAGGCGCGATCCGAAGGACGCTTGGATGAAAAAAGAGTCTATACCACTAACATTGCAGGTAAGGTCTCGACTCATGGAGGAGTGTATGGGCGGGATTCAACTACATTATTTATGTTCCTATTACATGCCCAATGGATACAGGGTTGATAGATTCAGCGAAGACCTGCTCATGCCACATCCCGACGCGGTGAGCAAGTCAGTTTGACATCTTCCGTCAGTTAGGACGATAATCGATTCAAATGAGCAAGCGTGACCAACGGGACTACGAACAAACCAAAGCGATGCTCGCTGTCAGCGAACCCAACATCGTCCGCATCAATGAGATCGTGAACAACGGTCTCCAGTTTCACCATGATCTATGGTCGGAGAACGAAGAGGTTCGAGCGGCGTTCCGCGCCTACATGGAAGAGCATCCCGCCGAGTTCAAAGCTAGGTTCGGCAGTTCCATGTTCTTCTTAAGAATCCTTGCCTCGCATCAATCCAAAGAACCGCCTCCACCGTCTCCGAGACCGGTATTCAGCGTTGAGGATTTGGAGAAGATGGGGCTGACTGACGAGCAGATTGAAAAGTTGGCCGGGGTGAACGATGAAGGGTAAGATTCCGTTTACCATAATCGCGAAATATCCGGGCGGAAGATATTTTTATCACTATGATTTCAAGGCAGACGGTACATGTATAAGTTGCAGAGCGCCTTGGGAAATTGATCCTGCTGGTTTTATCTTTACTAAGTGCTCACATTGTGTGATTCTGACCGACGAGAAGGTGCGTTGGAATTGATGAAGGAACGTAGTGGGGTTTTTGATGTAGGTGAGTATGTGGTTGGCTTTGATCTTTCTGATGGTGAAGATTATTCTTGTTTTGTTGTGATGAACAAAAACGGTAGAGTCGTTGAGTCGATTATTTTCCCTGATGAAGAAGAGCGCTTCCGCAAGACGCGAGTCGTGAACGATGAAGGAACGTAGCCCAGTCAGCAAAAAGATTTCCATGTTGCGGCATGAAGGGAAAAGTCAGGACCAAGCGGTCGCCGAATCTCTATCAATGGAGAGGGCGGGAAGATTGACAAAAGAAGGGCGTTATATTCGAGTCAAAAGAAAGGTGAGGTCGAAGCGATGAAACATAAGGGTGATAGTCACATGATGGACATGGCGAAACACGAAAAGGGCGAATCGATGTCGATGATGAGAAAAGAGGACTACAAGGTCAAGCCGAAGCGCAAAATGAAATCGAAGCGGTGACAAGAACTGCGGTCATTCATTGTTACCAATGGACTCTCAAAGCCGCGGTATGTCCTATTTGCCGCACAAAACTGTATCCTCTGATGTCACTTCAAAGTCATTTAGATGAGCACAGACTGAGAGCCGAAGCATTTAGAAAATCGCCGATGCTGAGAATCTTGCAGAAGACGTTGAGGAGCATGAGGACATGAACTTTTTTAAAAAAGTGGAAAAATCGGCATCGTCAAACGATTATCAAATTGGCGTGGACAAGTTTAAGTCATTCCGAGATATAGGACAGAAATTCAATTATCTTGGAATCGAAATGATTGTCGTGTCTCATTCTAAATGGCTTCCAACTATTTCAACTGCTGAACGAATTCCATGTTTAGTGGCTGAATATGTCGGTTTGAAGAAGGAAATAGTTAGTGTTTATTTTCACTTGGCCATGTTGCCAGTGCTATTGGCAGAGAATCCTATAAAAAGAGCATGAGAGCATGATAATTATTTACACGCGCATCGAGGGTGGCGAGTGGATACCTTTCAATACGCCGTATGCCGAAAGCGAAATTCGCAGCATGCTCGAAGATGACAGTGCGGAATGTCTGCTATCGAACTATCGCTTGCCTGCCCGGTTCCATTCTATTCTGTTGCCGAGTGGCTATCGTTGGTACGTTACCACAATGAAGTGGTCGCGTTATATTTTCGACGATATGTTTGCTGAGTTTTTAGCGCAATATTTCGATAATTGCGCTAAGCATCTGATATCCGAAATAGGAAAAGACATGAGGGCATGATGACTTCAGCCACTTCTATAGATTTCCTTTTTGTTCTCGCCGTGATTCTTGGTTACGTCGGCCTAATAGGCGCCTGTGTCATGGGGTTGGTTCTTATCATCCAAGCCCGCCATCTCCTACGTCAATTCCGAAAGTTCGCTTCTCAATTCCCGCCGTATCCCATCTATGAGGATGAAGAAGGTAATTCAAAAGATGCCACGCACGTAAAGATCAGCGAGCAATGGAACGACGAGAGACAGGGGAGAGATTAGGTATGATTTTCTGGTTTTTGAATCGCGAAAAATGGAAACTTAACCCGATTGATTTTAACGGTGCAATCGGAGCTGGCATGATTGGGGCCGCTATAGATTGCGCGGTGTTGATCCCAATAGTTTTATTGATTCTATTTTTTAGTTGAGGACTCAGAAATCATCATGAGTGTTCCAAGATAGCCTGCCTATCGCCACAAGCGACGAGACCCGCACTAATGCCAAGCGGGTTCTTTACCGTCGCAACATCAATCGGTTCTTTTCCGAACAACTCGTAATCAGCACCAAAGGCATCGGCTATCAGCCCTTTACGCTGAATCCTGTTCAAATTCCAATCGCAGAAGCGGTCAATAAGCAGATCAAAGAGACCGGCAAGATACGCCAGCTCTGGTTCAAGTGCCGGCAGGCCGGCGGCTCCACGCTCGCTTCCGGCTTTATCTGGAACAAAACTTCGTTATTCTCCGGTGTCAATGCTTTTATTGTTGCCCAAGATAAAACCACAGTTAAGCGCATCTTTAACATGCATGATCTGTTCTATCGCAACATGGACAAGGACATTCGCCCACTGCGCCAGTATTTCACCAAGGGCACAGAGATTGTCTTGGGTTCTGATTCTACGAGCTATGACAATTCCGGTATCGCCTCGAACCTTCTCGTCGGCGAGGCTAAAAACATCAATCTTGGCGTCGGCTCGACGATTCACTGTCTCCACCTTTCCGAGATCGCACGATATCCCAGCGAGTCGCCATTGACTGAATCCTTATTTCCCGCCTGCTCCGATTTTCCCGGCACGATCCGCATTATCGAATCCACGGCTCACTTCGGAGGCTGCGCCGACTATTTCCGCGATCAATGCCAGCGGGCAATGTCTGGTCGCGGTGAGTACCAGTTTCATTTCATGCAGTGGTGGAAACTGCCGGAGTATTCGATCCCTTTGCTCAAGCGCGAGAAGATCAAACTCGACTACAGTGGTGACTATCCCAACGAGAAGCACCTTGTCAAAAAGATCGGCTTGACGCACGAAAACATCAAGTGGCGGCGCTCCAAGATCGATGAATACAAGGGCGATGTCGATTTGTTCTATCTTAGCTATCCCACCGACTTCGATGAAGCCTGGATAACGAAGGACGCCTCAGCGTTCCCTTACGGTCGTTTAACCGAGATGCAGTCACAGCTCAGACCGCCCAAAAAGCGTTTCAGCGTTGCTGATGGCAAACTCCATGAAGACCCCGAGGGATTGCTCTACGTCTGGCGATTGCCAGAAAAAGATAAAGTTTATGATATCGGTGCCGACATAGCCGGCGGTGATGGCAGTTCTACCGATGGTGCCGATGGGGCGAAGTTCGGCGATTACTCCGTGGCCGAAATTGTTTCACGTGGAACATTAGAACAGTGTGCTGAATGGCGGGGTCATATCCTTCCGCGTGCCTTCGGAGATGTTTTAGCCGCAGTGGGCAGATTCTACAATAATGCCCAAGTCGCTCCCGAACTTAACACCTTTGGCATGAGCACTTTGGAACGGCTCCGGGAAACCTACAGCAACATCTACATTTGGCGCAAACGTGACGGCATATCGATGGATTTCACTAAGAAATTAGGGTGGGTAACGGGATACGAGAGCAAGAACGTCTTGGTGAATACAATGCGCGAAAAGCTCTATTATCGCCAGACCGTGATTCATAGCAAGACGCTTTGGGACGAAATGCGCAATTTCGTCAAGGACTTGACGCCAACTGGCATGATAACCTATCATGCTGCCACGGGCTATGATGATTGTTGCATGGGCTATTTGATCGCCGTTCAGACCTCAGAAGATGAGAATTTCGAACGCTTTTATAAAACGTCCGTATCTGATACGACTGCGGAGAAGCCGAAGGCGGCGATTGATGCGGCTTATTTTGACAGCGAGGGCCTGCATCCGGTGGGGGATGACACCTTGAACGTGGATACGGGGAGCTGGTGAAAGTCTTTATAGGAAACGACGCGAGTGCTCCTGCTCTCATTGGAAAAGGTCCGGCCTTAAGGACTAGAGCTAAGAGAAGGCAGCGTCGTTTCCTATAAAAACAAGGAGACCCAATGGCAAACGAATCCATAAAGGGACAAAAGATTTCTCCCGCCGAGATTTTTAATCCCAAAGCCAAAACGAGTCTGTTGGAGGATGCCATCGGCGTTATCAAGGATGCCGTTGAGAACGGCCATCTGTTCAACAGCGAGCACATGGATGTGTTCATTGACGCCATGCTGCACGTTCTACCTGAAGGCGAGCGCCCCTGGTTCCGAGAAGTCGCCGAAATGAACGGTGTGCCGAAGTGGCAAGCCTTGTGGGCCCAATGGCGGCGCGTCCAGGAGTACGGGGTTGCGCCGGCTCTGCTCCTTGACCCTAACTGGGAATCCATCGATAAGCCACGCCAAGTAGTTACTGTCTGTGAATGGTGCCATGAGGATTTCAAGCCTGATCATGAGGGGCAGCGGTTTTGCACTAACCGCTGCGGGGGTCAAGCCGAGTTGGCGGCGAAGCAGGTAAAGACGGAGGTTGCGGATGTCGCCCCCATTCCAGTCTGAATCCGATCTCATAAAATTTCTTGATTCCGTTGATGACGAGATTAAGAACTCCAGAGGTGATCTTGACCGTCGCGTCAGTGAGAATTTGGACCTATATAGGGGCAAGCAGTGGAAGGGCAAAGCCGCTCCTAGTTTTATGTTTAACGTAATCGAGGCGTCGATCGAAGACAAAAACGGCAAACTTTCTGAAACCAAGCCTGAAATTATGGTCTTGCCGAGTTCTAACGGTCTCGGTCCCGTCGCTGATCTTTTAACCCAAGTCGTAACAAGTATATGGGACAAGAATAAGGTCGAGTACAAAACTGAGCGCTTGGCTCTGATGGGCGCTATTTGCGGTGCCGCCTTTGTAGGGACTCCGTTCAATCGCAGATTAGCCAACGGTGTCGGTGATATCGATGTTGTGGTGAAAGATCCCCGTTGCTGCGGGATAGATATGTGCGTAACGGCAGCCGAGGATGCCGACCTTGGCGAATACGTGACCTGCGAAGATTATGTAGCCTTGGATCTGATCAAATCTGAATTTCCCGGTCGCGGTGCCCAAGTCGAACGCGATGAGCGGATTTCGGGATACAACGTCAGCCAGCCCCAGACGACAACGGCAAAAATCAGCGGTGCTTTTAGTAGGCTTGTCCAAGGCAAGAAACCTCAGCAGCAAAGCGCAATTCCTAAAGGCATAGTCAGGGAATATTTTATTCAGGATCGCCGCCAGAGCATTGAGGACGATGGCGTTGTGCCGATCGTGGAGAATGTGACGACGTGGGCTGAAGATGGCATTCCGTTTCCCGGTGGTCGCCGTATCATCAGAGGCGGCGCGAAGATTATCCTCGAAGACAGTTTCAATCCCTATTGGGATGGCGCTTATCCACTGGATATGATGTCTTGGAAATTCGACATGGAATCGGCTTGGGGGCCGGATGAGATCCAATCAGTGAAGCGGATGCAGGAAGCGATCAACAGAATCGGCGATGCTTACACCAAGACGACAATCATGAATGCGGTCGCGCGTATCGTGATGGACTCTAATGCGCTCTCACCTACTGAGCGCAACAAACTTTCCAATGATGTTGCGCAAATAATTGAAAAAGCTCCTGGGCGATCTTTTGAATATCAGGTTCCGCCGGTGCTACCCGTTGATACGATCAATTTTGTGACCACGCTCATGGAATGGGTGCGGCAAAAGATTGGTGTTACCCAGGCTCCGACGCAGAAACGGGTGCCGTCGATAATCACTGGCCCAGCAATTGAAGGCTTGCAGTTGATGATCGAGACACCGATCCGCACCGCAGCCCGACGCATTGAGGAGTTCTACCAGCGCATCGGACAGAAGCTTATCAGCCGTATCTTCCAATTCTATACGAGCGATAGATTACTCCACATGGTCGGCCGCGAAATGAAATGGATCAAGTTTGAATTCAACCGGCTCAAAATTTTGCAGGACGCCAAAGGCAAGCCGCGCTCAGCCGAGGACATTCGCAAGGCCGCCCAGGATTTCTATTTCACGATTGCGCCAGGTAGCTCCTTGGCTATTACACGCACGCAGCGCGCCATGATGAAGTTCCAGTTGGCGAGCGTTGGATGGTTGCACCCCAAAGAGGTTCTTGCGGAGCTTGGTGTCATGAATCCAGAGGAAAAATTAAAAGAGGCGGCAAAGGCGAAGGATAGCGGCTTATTTGATGCCGTGCTAGGTAAAGGCGGAGGGATGCCGACGAGTTCTGGCAGCATGGGTGGCGGACAACTGGCGGCATAATGGAACGCGATAGTTTCGGAAGAGAAATCCCTGACGACTTTAGACGTGATAGTTTTGGCCGTTTAACCCTGAAGGACATTAAGCGCAACTTTTGGGGGAAAATCATTGTTACTGGCATAGATATCCCGAAAGGCATGCGAATTGATAATTCCGGGAGAGTAGTGCCGGTTACTAAGAGAGGAGATTAAATATGGTTATTTTGATCCTTCTTGCTTCGACTGTATTGGTTTATTTCATCTGGGGCTTCCCCGGACTCATTATTGCCTCTATCGTCTGGTTATTGGATCGTATCCTTGCATATGCTGGGTATCGACAAAAGAAGCAACGCGGCTATCGCAAGCCTGAAATAGCCGCTTGACAAAGATTCTGATAATAGCTTATTCTCTGTTTGAAACAGCGTTCTAACGATTGACCGATTCGCGCCCGGTTGATCAAGCAAAAGGGGGACTCACTTTGGTGGTTCCCCTTTTTTATGTCCGGCTAGAGAGCGGAGCTTTTGGAACTGAGTCCTCCTCTGAGTTTCGCTCCTAGCCAGGCAGTTGTGAATAAAAAATGCCACTGATGCCGCAAGGCCAACCGCAAGCCGGACAAGGCGGGAACATCGTCCAGTTGATGATGAGTCTTGCCGCCGGCGCCGGATTCAAAAATGTTACAGAAGGTATGAAAAAGATGGCCGAGTCCGGCAGTAGTGGCCAGCAATTATTTCAGCTTCCCAATATGCCTTTGTTTTTAGCCGGTGCTGGAGTTCGCGATATGGCCAACAGTATGGAACTCCTTGGACCGCTTTTGAAAATGATGGAACCGCCCGCACCTCCTGAACAGGAAACTGATCCCCAGGAACTTCAAGCAGCGATGCAAATGTTATCGGCCCGACTTGGCGGCGGACTTTCTGGAATCCAGGCTCCGGGAATGGGTGGACCTCAGGGGATGTCAATGGGCGGCACTCCGGGGATGATGCGTTAGAACGATTCTAAATTTAGAAAGGGGTTTTATATGGCAAAGGATCTTTTAGAGGGTGGCGGGCGCAAGGGCAAGGGTTCAGTGGTCATGGCGTCGTCGGTGAAGACTGGCAAGTCGATGAAAAGCGCCGGCGCCATGATGCCGAAGCGCAAAGTGCGCGGCAAAAGGTAAAGCAAGTTGATGATGCCGATTCCCGGACAACCGGCTCAGCCTTCATCGGATCTGAGTCCGCTATTCGCCATGATGTCCAGCCTTGCGCAGAAACCGCGCGAGACCCCGAAGGATAAGGTGAAGCGGGCGATCGATATCCTCGATGAAGTCAGAGACATGGACCCGAAAATCAGTGCGAACGCCAGTATGGCAATTCATTTATTGCGGAATGGACCCGATGGGCTTGAGAAGTTCACTGGGAGCCAGCCGCTAATAATGAATAGGGGTTCGAAATATTAACGGCGGATGGAGTCTATGAAGACCAACCACAAGCCCAAAGCCTCTAAGGAGTCCAGTAGGAGTCGAAAGACCAACTGAACGACCAACCGAAGGAGATTTTATGCCAGATCCAGTAGCAAATCCAAACGGAAATGGCGGCCAACCCCCAGCGGGAGCCGGCAATAATCCAGGCGGACAGCAAAGTCAGCAGGGCCAAGAACCGGCATGGTTAAATGCCGTACCGGAACAGTTCAGAGAAGAGGCGAAGAAGAGTTACCTTCTCCAGAGCGATTATACCAAAAAGACTTCCGAGTTAGCAGGGGAACGGAAGTCCTGGGAGGAGAAGGAAAAAGGTTGGGCGGCCAAGGAAAAGCAGTGGAACGATTTCAATGCTCGGTATCAGCCGTTTCAACAGCAACTTCAAAAGCATTGGGACAAGATTGCACCTATCTTGAATGGCGCCGCAGAGGCGGCCCATCTAAAGGCGCAGCAGAACGCGAATACGAATCCCGCGAATCCCGATCCGTTTGAAGAATTCGATCTTCTTCCCGCCAAAGAACAGGCCAAGCGACTTGCTGAGTACACGACGCAACAACAGCAGAGCGTCTTTCAAGACGCATTAGGGAAACTAGAGCAAAAGTTCAACCAAACGATCGCCGATCATGCGCAGGCATTTAAGAACTACCTCGCGATTCAGACCGATGCGTACGATCGTAAGTTCCAAAACCCGGAACTGAATCTTGCTGAGTATCTGAAAACGGCACTTGAATTTCAAAATGGGCAAGTCAACCCCCTGGAGGCTGCTTATAACAAAGTGACTTCCGAGGCGACGATGAAGAAGATGCAAGAGGAGTGGCTTAAAAAGGGCAGGGAAGAGGCGCTATTGGAAATGAAAAATCAGCAGATCACCAATGGCGGCCTACGAAACCCTGCTCCGATTCCCACTTTTGGCGCTCAACCCATGACCCGTGCTCAAGTAGCCGAAGCGGTACGCAACGAACAGATCAAGGCCGGTCGTAGTTGGACATAGTTTCAGCGGGCGGTAGGCCAACCGACGCACGAGATTCCGCTCTCGTGTCCCGCTGAAAACAAAAGACGGTGCGGCAGTCCACTGGCGGAGTGGTCGAAGATGAGGGAATTTTATGGCACCGCCTAGCCTGACTTATATCCTCGATAACGTCGGTACGAGCACGATCGAGAAACGACTGCAAGGACTGATCGACGGTTTCTACAAATCTAACCCGCTCGCTATGCGCCTGTTGCAGCAGGACCGTATCCTAGCCGACGGCGGCAAAGATGTCCGCCAACGCATCATCTATACCCGGAAACCGGGTGGCTCCTATGCAGGTAGCGATACCTTCGACACGTCGAAGAAGGAAAGCCGCACCGAGATGGTATTCAACTGGAAGCAGTACTACGTCGATATTTCCCTTGACGGCATCGATCTCCTAAAGAATGCCGGGGAGTCTCAGATCAGCGATCTCGTCCAAGACGAGATGGACGAGGCGCAGATGACTGCGCCGGATCTGATCGGTGATGATGTGTTCTTGGACGGCACCGGCAACGGCGGCAAGGCGATCACTGGACTGCGTGCTGCCTTTGATGATGGCACGACCTACACCACCTACGGCGGAATCACTCGATCTTCGACTGCGAACACGCCGGGTAAGGCTGTCAGCGGCAACGTGACCACGACTGCGACTACCTTCAGCTTGTCGCAGATGAACACATTCATGGGCACGGCGACCATCAGCAACCACAAGCCGAACCTGATTATCACTACGCAAGCGCTTTGGAATAAATGGTGGGAACGCGCGCAGCCGGCGCAACGGTTCGGGCCTGGCGATGCCCGTGGCGCTTTGGCCGCGGTGGGCTTCTCAAGCATCGAATTCAACGGTGCCGAAGTGGTAGTCGATGGGCATTGCCCTTCGGGGAATATCTTTTTCATCAACACCAACTTCGTCAAGATGGTGATCCACAGTAAGCGCATGTGGGAGCCGACAGGATGGAAGTACCCCACAAATTCGGACCAGGCCATTCAACAGTTGCTTTGGGCCGGTGAGCTGGTTGTGCAAAGTCCGCGATTGCAGAATCTGGCAACGAACGTGAGCTAACGCATGCCGGTACTCGAACCCAAAAAGCCTGAGCGGGTTGCAGCCGCACAACACGTCCCTCCGGGTCTGCGTCATATGATGCCGATCAAAGGAGAGGCGGCGACGCTTAAGGTTGGCAACGATCGCGTGTTATACGTTGACGGTATACCACCAAAAGTTAGCTGTCATGTCGCCGCTCGGTACGTGTTGCATGCCGCGCAGGATGGTGGGTTTGGAGTGATCTGTGTTCTAAAGGGTCCGAACCACAAGCATGAGTTTAAGGTATTGGACCTCGTTCGGCGAGTTAAAAAGTGGTCTGGGCCATCACTCGTTGGGCTGACGAGATTCCGAGACGATTGCTGGCTCGATACAAGGAAGAAACTCTGGGTTGTCGGAGCAAGACCCAACCCGGAAGCAACGATCTCTTCGCCTTAATTTTGGCGAATTTGAGATAAGGAGAAAATCATGGCTCTTACAACCGCTGCTGCGTTCTTGCATCTGGGCAATATTTTGTCCATCGGGGGCAATGACGTTACGGAAACGAGCACGACCCCGAAAGTCAAATTGGGGATGCTCAGCATTGTGGTCGATGCCTTTGGCTATCATCGCATCTTCCGATATTGCAGGCTGATGGCAGCCGGAGCCCCTGGCCTCGTGTTTGACCGCGTGGCTCTAGTGACGGGAACTGTAACTGCGGTTGCCGGGGAACTCAACGACACCACGCATCTTGCCGACACGACAAACTTTACCGCCGGGGATGAAGAAGGCAAGATTTGCCAGATCAACGTTGCCGGCGGTGCGGCTCCCGAAGGTGAAACCGCCTTGATCACGGATAGTACGACTACCCAGTTAACTTTTGATCCGGGTTATCCGCTTTCGGCGGCTCCTGCATCTGGCGATACCTACTCCGATTGGGGCGTGCAGCATTTCGATGCTGGCGCTCTGGCTTCCAATAACATCAACTGCGCGGGCATTTTGATGGGCACTCCGGCCGCGAAGGATTACGGATGGTGCCAAATTCACGGTTTCCATCCTGCGGTTCAAGTCGATCCCAACAGCGCCGCGATTACCGCCGACGCTGCCGGTCAGATGGGGGCGACATCGTATGTCGTGCTATTGAGCACCGGCGCTTCACAGCAGCAGGACTATATCGGCTGGTTCCCGATGGCGACCTCGACGACTGCCGTACAGGCAGCGTTCGTGATCGACGTGTTTGGCCAGGCGCAGCCGGTTAGTTAAGGAGAAGCAAATGGCACTCACAGTAAGCATTACCGAGCTTTTGAGCTTGGGCAACATGGTTGCCTCGGTCGGAACCATAGCCTTCGATTCGAGCTATCCCACCGGCGGCGAAACCTTAGCGGCGGCCACGATCGGTTTGCAATCGATCAAATTCGTCATCTTCGAACCGACGGGCGGGATCGTCTTTGAATACGACCACACCAATGCGAAGGTCAAGGCTTACGGTCAGGGCGTGACGGTAGGTGCGGCGGGCAGCGCGACCATCGACGATTTCGCGGTTTCTGCCGGTCCTGGAGCTGCCACAAGCAGCGTCCTCGGTTTGGGCAGCACTCTAGGATCGAGCACGTTGAGTCTCGGTGCTCTGACGGAATGTCCGAGCACGAACGACTTGAGCACGATTACCGGAGTGAATTACTTCGCTATCGGATACTAGGGAGATCGGTTATGGCTCTAACGATCAGCAGCATTGCTGCCGATATTGTGGGGCAGCATGTGAGAACGCAGGGATTGATTGCGTTCGATTCGAGTTACCCGACTGGCGGGGAATCGCTGGTTGCGACGAATATAGGGCTGAGCGTCATAGATGACATCGTGGTAAAATCCAAAAGCGGGTACGTTTTTGAGTATGATCATACCAATAAAAAGGTATTGGCCTATATTTACGGCGGAGGTACACCGTCCGGCACAATCTCTACTCCGACATTCACCGGCGATGCTCTAGGCACTCACGTCCATGCGGCTACCGGGTTAACCTATACGGCGACTGACGGTAGTTTGATTTACAACTATGTTCCCGGTGGCGGCGATATCAAGGGTTCGGCAACCGTAGATGTAGGTATCGCTGCTGGTACACTCCAAACCAATGGCCAGTTGATTTCCAATCTTGAAGCCGCCGACAACACGAATGTCTTTACCTTGGCTCTTCAACCGGACGTTCCACGAGCCGTTGGCATCGCGTTCAAGAATACTAACGCCGGGGCCAGTACGGGGAACGCCGTTGACGTGACCATCGTGGGCACATTTAGAGGCGCGGCGCAGAGTGAAATTGTTTCGTTTACCGCTCTTGAATTAACCTCTACGGCTCAGAACGAAGTTGCAACCAAGTACGGATCGGAGCCGTTCGATAGTATTACGTCCATCACGCCATCCGCCGCACAGCCCGCCAACTGGCAGCATGCAGCAGGACCGGGATCTAAGCTTGGACTTCCAATTGACCCGGATACCAATGCTGAGGCCGACATTCTCAAGCTCACGAAGAATGCGGCGAATCTCGCCATTACGGGTTTGTACGATTCAACTAATAAGACCGTGAACTTTGGCGTCCTAGCTGACGGCGATGATGTTGCCGTAATCTACAAGATTGATTTTGACGGCGCTGCCGGAACGCTTGGCGGCAGTACGGCAGCGACGGGTGGTGGAACTCCAGCAGGAACAATATCAACACCCACGTTTACCGGGGACGCAGTCGCGGCCGGAGCGTTGACCGAGGTTGCGGCGGCAACCGATTTATCCACTCTGACCGGAGTTCGGTTCGAGGCACTTGGCGTATAGCGGCTGTAGGCGCCAAGATTGTTGACAGGGCGTGTGGGTGCCCAAAGCGCCCCGCGCCCTTTTTTATGAGACAAGGATGAACGATCTCTATATTTTACTGGCGATCTTTGCGGTTATTATTTTCATCGTTCTATTTGGTCTGTGGGCCTATCGCAGATCATTTGGCAGAGCAGTTCCCATACCCGAAACGGTTATCATCGAGATGCCAAAGCCTCCGCCAAAAACGGAGGGTGCCGACAGAGACCGCAGGGCGCGGGTTGCTAGGATGAGTTCAATCGGTGGAGACAGCAGAAGGCGTTAAATGGCTCACATAGACGACTGGAGAGTTGACCGCATTTTTAACGGTTGGACTCTTACGGATGAATCGCCTGCGGATACTGAGTTGAGTTTGGTCAAGATTGGAGAAGCGAGACGCCATCATGTGATTGAGAAAATCGATGCCTCCTATTCAGATGTCCTTGTCTCGGGATTATTGACGGTGAAGTTTGGAAAAAAGGTAATCGCTAAAAAATATATCCACGGTGCCGGCGCTTTGGATTTTCCAGGATTTGGTCTCAAGACCATGAACGCTAATGAACCGGTTGTTGTTGTTTTGGCCGCTGGAACAGGCGGTGCAACCGCAGTTCTTACGGTTGCCGGTTATACCAGTTGTCCATAAAGGAGATTTGAAATGCCAGGAACAGAAGCATCCTATGCGGATCAGATAGATACCATAACGGCGACGATTGCCATCAGCACCTCGGTCTCAAATGAGATCGATCTGAGCAATCATCGAATGATGACAATCTTTATGCCGGCGGCTTGGGATGCGGCTAACCTGACGTTCCAGGTCGCTACTGCTCCAGGAGGAACGTATCAAGATTTATACGATGATGGCGGAACCGAGGTCAACGTGGTTGCCGCTGCGAGCCGCGCCATCGGCGTGGATCTTCATGCCGGCCCATTGGCATCTGCTAGATTCATTAAGATTCGTAGCGGTACTACGGCAACCCCGGTAACGCAGACTGCGGCACGGTCAATCGTGCTGGTGATAAAACGATAAAAGGAGCGATGGGCCAATGGCATATCTCACTCAGATCGACACTCAGACATCAACGGATGTCAATTTAGCTACCGTATTATTGGTCTCGACTTTTACGAACACGACCAGGATTCGCGAAGTGTTTGTGAACGTCTTTGCCGATCAACTTGCTGGTGGCGGGGCTTATATCTGCACCGTCAAAGTTCAAAGAGCCGGTGCCGGCACGGCCTATACGATTAAATCGGAATCGAGGACGCTTAGCGCGGAAACCGAGGTAGGCTTCGCTTTTGGCCCCATCACGATCAACGCGACCGACGTTCTGACTGTTTACCTATTGGGACAGGCAGGTGACACCACAACCCCTGACGTGATTGTGGACGTGAACGAGGAATTGCCGACAGAATTAAGTACCGTCGCAACAGAGGCCTACGCAGCAGACGGTGCAGCGGCGACTCCTGTTCAACTGCTCTACATGATCTGGGCTATGTTGGCCGAAGCGAATGCCAGCGGAACCACGATTACGGTAAAAAAAATAGATGGTAGCACCACGGCGATGACTTTCACCATCGATAGCGCAACGGCGCCTGCGACGATTACGAGGGCATCATGATCAGCGGGCTTATCGTGAGATCGCTTGGTGGGTTCAATATTTCCGCACTGATTACCCATGGACTAGCTAGTTTGGACGTGGGTGAATCAATAGGACGGCGGACAATGCGCAGACTGCTTTTGTTGTTGAGCGATTGACAATCGGGAGAGATTAAACCTTATGGCCAATGCAGTAAGTCGAGTTACGTCCGTGCGCTCGGGGGTAACAGCGAACGGCGGCTCCTGGGAGCTTTATAAAATCTTTGACAGCGAACTCGTGAATGGAACGGCAGATGTAGACTCACTGTTCGACCCCGGCGCAGTAGGTTTCGAGTTGAGCCAATTCATGACCTTCGGGCTATATGTCGTGCTCACCGGAACGACCCCTGATGTCGCGTTCCAAATACTGCAATCCTTTGACAATACGGCCGCAAATTATGCCGTGCCTGATATCGATGGAACGATCATAACGGTGACTGATACCAACATTCATATCGTTACGGTCAGCCCGACCCCGATGCCGTTTTTCCGTATCAGGGCCAATGGGCAAGGCTCTAATGGGAGTAACGTTACGGCAACGGCTTATATTTGGATGCAGACGAGTTGAGACAGAAATGAAAAAGATTTTTTTCGCTTTAGCTTTTCTACTTTTTCCCATCAATCTTTATGCAGCTACCTTTACTGGCCCAGTAGTCGCCAACGGTATCAGGGAAGCGACAGTAGCGACGCTGCCTACTTCTGGTCTGAATACCACTTCGGTACGAATCGTTACGGATGGCAATACCGCTGGTGATTGTACGGTGGGCGGTGGATCGACTCGGGTTCTATGTAATTGGAACGGTAGCGCGTGGACTGTTTTTCCAAGTGGCGGCGTCGGCTCCTTTGACCCCCTCATCATCCCCGGCAAGGCCACTCCTGCCACAGCCGCTGGCTCACTGACGCGGGATACCGACAACGGTATCCTCTTCATGGGCGACGGCACAAACGCGAAGTGTCCCGAAGAGAAGTCTCAGGGAATTTTGATCGATAAATGCTGGGGGGCCGCGGCCAACGGAACAACCGACGATAGTACAGCCTGGCAGTCCATGCTGACCGCACTGGAGACCACGGGCGGCACCATCATCAGCACGGGGCAGTCTCTGATTACTACCACGCTCACCTGGCACGGTACGGACCTTGGCAATCTTTATATCAAAGGAGTTGCGCAGAACTCTGGCTTTAAATGGGGTGGCACGCTCGGCGGCACCATTTTTCACAACTCGTTACTGGCCGAGACCAAAGGCACAATCCACATTTTTAACATGCGTTGGACCAGCACGGGCGCCGGCAACCGCGCAGGCGAAGCAATCCGGCTCACATCATCGGGCAGCGACGAAATTTATCACAACAAATTTGACGACGTGACGGATGCCATCGTGCTTAACGGCGTCCTCTTATCCAAGATTGATTTTAACCGCTTCGATGCCGTGAAGCAGGACGCCGTTGTCCTGACGTGTGAGAGCTGCGACCGGGGAAATAATCAGATTTGGATTAGGAACAATGAGTTCTCATACTGCGGTCAATACTGCATCCACCCAAAAGGTCTCAGCACAGTTGACACGCTAACCATCACAGAAAACAGCTTCGAGGGGCACATCGCGGGTGTGAGCCTTGGAACCATCCGGCTCTACAAAGTTCTCGGCGCAATCGTAGAGAAAAACAGGTTCGAGGATACCTGCGGCGGCTATGGCGCGGATTTCCGGTCGATCTTTATCGAGAGCACAGCTCAGGCCACCATCTCGCAAAACAGCTTCGGCCACTGCGGGACGGGCGCAGACTACTACATCGAGTTTGTCAACGGAACAGATGCCAGCTCTGGTATCAGGTTCATCGGAAATATGTATATCAACACGGGGCTGCTGGGTAACATCAAAGTCAACGCTGGCGTTGGCCAAGGCGAGGGTTTTTACAGTATTGGCGATGATTTAAATCGTGATGTTAACGCAGCGATCCAAGGCGACACGGCACAAGAGTTTGTGGTGATTGGCTATAACAACACGATCATCGACGCGCATAATATCAGATTACTACGGCCCGCCGCCGCGAATAATCTTACAGGGCTTCACGTTTTTGAACTGAGCAGCAAGCATTTCGCAGTGAAGCCTAATGAGGTGGTGCCGACTTCTGGTACATGGCGCAAGGGCGACTTTGTTTATTCTACTCTTTCGAGTCTTGCTCCCGGTACGATCGTTGATGAGCCTCTTATGTGGTGGGTCGTGACCGCCGGCACAATGGGCACCCTTGGCGCGGAGACCGGCGGTATCACCACGGGCACCACAACTCTGACGATGGACGCGCCTTCGAGCCTGGCGGTCGGGGATATGATCACCATTGCCGGTGTGAGCGGCGTAAAAACCATCACGGTAAAAACTTCCACGACCGTTTTCACGATTGATTCAGCCGCCAACGCCACAGTCTCCGGTGCCGCAGTAGCCTATAGTGCCGCAGTGTGGGAACCGATCTATCCGGTCTTTCGCGCCACCCCTGCCAGCGCGGGAGCTACCGGTGCAGTCGGCATGCAGGCCATCGACGACAATTATCACTACTGGTACACGGGGTCGGCATGGAAACGGGCGCCCAATATATGGAACCTAACCGCCTCCAAATGCGTCGAGACAGACGGGAGCGGAAATCTAGTCAGCGCTGCTGATGTTTGCGGTTCTGGCGGCAGCGGTCTGACCCATCCACAGGTAATGGGTCGAATATCAATCGGATTCTAGGAGGGCATATTAATGCGGATACGAACCT